GTCGTCGACCGTTCTACCTCTGGCCCGTCGAGGTCGTTCATGGCCACGCCCGGCCAGTCGCACTTTTCACCTGACCTGCGGATGTGCCAGAACGGGCCGCCAGCAGCCCCAACCTCTGTCGCCCAATCCGGTATCTGCCCCCAACGGTCGAGCCACGTCCCAGAGTTCGCGACTTGGCCAACCATCGTCTTGATCACGCCCCGTATCTGGCTGTCAGTCAGGAATGCGGCGTCAACTTGAGGCAACGGTTATACCCCCTTCATCAATTCGTCGGCTGCCTCGCCCAACACCTTGTCAATGTAAGGCATGGACTCATCCAGTCCCTGATCGAACATAAGGAACCCGGGCGTCCCCGTCCCGGTGAACACAGGACTCGATGTTCCGTGCCGTGCGATGGATGCGCGAATCCGCTTCGTTGCCTGTATCGCATCGGTGCCAGACTTGCCGAGCTTCTGCGTCACCCAGATATGCAATGGCTCGAAGGGAACCCAGCGCGGCCTCGCCCCAGTCTCGACCGCGGCGCCGTATATCATGTCGGTGTAGACGTGCCCAACGACGTCAACGGGAACCTGGGAAACGACCTCCGTCTCCCTGAAAATGTTGCTTCTCAGAAGGCCAGTCACTCCGACAGGAGTGCGCTTCTGCACGTTAGCCTGTATGTGCGTGACAATCCTGTTGACGGCGTCCAGCGTGACTTCGGGGCCGCGCGCAGGCACCTGTGCCAGCACATCGCAGAGCCGCTTGAGCTGGCTAGTGTCAATGTCATAAGCGAGGGTGACAAATCCTCCGCCGGGCTTGTTCAGGATGGATCGGCTGTTAACCGGCAAGGGTGTACTCCCACTGAGCGGTCACGCCATATGACGGCTGGCTCACGGTCCCGCTCGATGTCATGTCTATCCCCAGAATGCGGTAGCCGGTCTGCTCAAAGCGGCGGGCTATGGAAAGCCACTGATCCGACTTGCTCCGATAGTCAATGCTGTCTGCCTGCACGGCTGGGTTAGTCGTTGCCGCGAACTTTGCCGCTATCGCGTAGCAGGCCAGCGCCGCTGATAACTGCGCGACACCCTCAAGTGCATTCGCTGGAACCGTCGCCTCCGTCTGTCCTATCGAGTAGGTAACAATCGCAGATTCGCCTGTTGTCGGTGTGACGTCAATGAACCGCCAGCTTGACGAGCCTACGAGGTAATCATCCCGCGCCAGGTATTCAGGCTCCTGACTGCCGGACGGGTACTCAATCGAATAGATAGCCGAGAAGCCAGACTGCCAGTCAGTCGGCAGGTCGTATTCGTAGTCGCCTGTTGCCAGCGTGACCGTGGCCGTCTTGATGTGCGGGTTCAGGCCACTGTAAAGGCGAAGCGCCCCGTCAACGTGGCTGGAGTAGTTCACGTCGGACAGCAGTTGCTTGGCGTCCACAGTCTGAATCTCGTTGACAAGCGAGCGCAGTCGTGCTTCCAGCCAGCCTACCGATACCGGTGTCCCTGTTCCAGTTCCACTCAATGCTGAATCTCCACTATCTTTCGCCTAGAAAGGCCAAGACCTGAGCAATAACCTGTTCCTGATCTGGCAGGTATTCCGCCCACCCGTTCTCTGGTGATTCTGTCGCGCTTGCCGGACGGCACAGGCACGGTTTCCCAATCACCTCGTCTATCGTCAGCTTCTTGTATAGAGCCGCCGCCTTCCAGTAAGGACTGCCGTGGCGCCATGGTAGCACTAAGTCGGGATGCCGCGCCGAAGGTATCAGGACAACCGCGTTCTCAAACGCGCCTGCCGCGTGAACCGGCCCCGAGTCGTTGGACAACAGAACTGGACAGTTCTTTACCAGCGCAAACAGGGCGCCCGTGCTTGTCCTGTCTCGCAGGTCGAGAACATTCGCCCCGGCCGTCACCGGCAAAACCCCGTGCGGCTCTCTGTTGTAGCCGCACAGTACCACCGGAGCCTCAAGGGATATCCGGTCTATAATCGCCTGCCACCAGTCCTCGGGAAACGTCCTGCTCGCCCACGTCCGGCCCGGGTGTACCAGCACCGATTCCTCGAGCGGCCAGTCCCCGGCAAGGTCTGCAATCTCCTGCTCGTCAGACTCGAAGACTGTAAGCCGGATCTCTCTATCCTTCAACGGCAACTGCCTGCGCAGGGCCGAGATGCTGGCCCAGTCCGTCCCCTGCGACGCAACCTGCGTCAGCGTATGCCACACCGCATCACTTGCCGGAGGCTTGGTCATCAGCTTCAGAGCATACGACCCATCGAACGGGTTGTCGTCGCCCCACTCAACGGGGACGTCCGCGTGCCCCATCAGCGGGCGAGGCCACCGGGTCGTAACGCGCACGTTTGCCCCCGGGAACACCTGCTCCTTCAGGTAGCGCAGCACCGGCTCGGCGTCAATCACGTCCCCGAGCCCACCGCCTACGTCCAGCCAGATATGCCTGCGAAACTGGTAGTGCGGCGCCGCGCGTTCCCAGTTCACAAGGATGCCATCAGCGATATGCCGCGCCGCATGCGCGGGGTTGCCCGCAAGGTGCGCGATATACCCCGCCTCTATCGGGAGCCCCGTCAACGGAACAAGGCTCCCCATGAAGTTGAACTCGTGCCCTATGTCATAGGTATCAAGACGGTGATGAATGATACCAATGTTCAGGAACGTCTGTTCGATGAAATTGTCATGGCGAACAGCGGGCGCCGCAAACAACTGCCGGTGCCGTCTGCTGACAACCATGACCCCGGCGTTGAAGTAACAGCCATCCCAATACTTCTGTAGCCCCGGACACCCATAGTCCTGAAAACCCTTCTGCATTGCCCCTGTACGCTCAAGGCATTGCCCCTCGTTGAATGCCCCAAATGCAGACTCGGGGACAATCTCAAACAGGTCTGGACAGTCGGGGCGCACGAGGCAATCGTTGTCCAGATAGATTGCCCGGTCGTAATCCCGCCCGAGAAGTTCATAGAGCCGGAGCTTTTCCCACGATGGGTGCCACATCCCTGTGCGCTCCCTGATGACCTTCAGGTCAGCGCCGATACGCTCCGCATACGCTTCCTTGGACGGGAGCGTCGCGGCCGCAAGATACTCAGCCTCTTCGCCAATGACAATCGTTAGCAGGAGCTTCTTCACGACTGCCCCCCCGCTCCTTGCATTTCGGGCCACCAGACCCAGACCTGCGGGGGGACCATAATCGCCCCGGGCAGAAGCTCGTCTACCGCACGTATCAACCCGTCAAACTTGCCCGGCATGGCATCGTGTCCACAGATTACGCCCCCTTTAGCCAAGAGCGGCCTGTAAGCTGTAATGTCGGCCCTTACGTGGTCGTAATCGTGCGCGGCGTCAATCCATATCAGATCAGCCGTCACGCCGCTTTCAGACAGGGTGTGCGCCGCCTCTATCGAATCCATCGCCAGCACGGTCAGCCGCCCTGATGCGATACTGTCAGCATTGTGCCGCATATAGGCTGTCTGCACAGCGGCCTCGTCGTAGAAGCCCGCGTCCGCGTCGCCCTTGAAATGGTCTACACTGTAGACACGTTCCGCCATGTGGCAGAACAGCCGTGTCAATGCGCCCTGATAGGCGCCAACCTCAATGACCGTCCTGCGCGCCGCGCACAAAAGCGACACGACGAACGTGTCGCCGTTTGCAAGCATTGCCGGCGTGGAGCCGACCGTTCGCTCAAGTATCTTCTCTATCTGTTGCAAGCCGCTTCCTTGCTACCCGCCGGGCGGGATTGTTATCGCGATGCACCGGCAGTTCACTGCTTCCTTTGCGCTCAACCTGGGGTCGTGCGGATGGGAGCAGGCTTCGCCTCCGACAACGAAGTCCTCGGAGAGCGGAATCGCCGGGCCACCGTGGGCTATGACGTGCGTTGGCCGGACACGCCGGTCTTGCGCTGATAGCCACTTCTTCAACCAGGCTTCGGGCTCGCGGCCAAAGTCGCGTGCCACCTTCGCGTTAAAGCCTTCGTAGTCCCTTGAACGCTCGAAGTGAGCCTTCGCGGCAACCCTGCCGCCCTCTGTCCGTACTATCACCTCGGCCCGCCCGATCTTGCTGCCGAAGGACAGGGGTGAATAGGGTTGCTTCACCACCTGTTGCATAATCTCGTAGGGAGTCTTGCCCGTCATAAAGCCGAGCCGCAGAGCGCTCGTAATCTCCGCGCGAACACGCTCGGTTATTCCCTTCGTAAGCAGCTCGCCTTTGTAGGCGGCCCACTCACTCAGGGTGCCACTGGCGATGGCTGGACCGAGCCGTATCGCCGCGTTCTTGACGCCTGCGCGCTCGGCTATTTCGGTAGCCATATCCGCGCCAACATCAGCGTGACGACCGGTATACCTCTCACCAATGCCCCGCAATTGCCGTTCCAGTTGCAGGCTCACCGACCGTATCTCAGAAATGAGACGCTCAAGCCATGCGCGGGTGAACCCCGCCCGAACCGCAGCAAGCCGTTGCACAACATCTGTCTCAGTGGCCGTCAGCAGGAACGCCATGTCGCGGAGTTCATCGTCGCTCACGTCATCAATGCGTGAACGGAACTCCGCGGCAAGGTTATCCGTGCTGTCTTTCGCCATATGTCAGGAGTGGGTGCGGGAAGAAGGGACAGTGAAGCGGACCAGCCCGATCCCGCGCCCACACTTCCTCAGACCGGTCTGAAGCCTATCGTCACCGTCCCGCACGGAACGGGCACTGCCAGCCCATTCCCTGTCAAGGCATTTGAGAACTGAAGGATGTCGCCCTCGTCGAGCGCATACGGCGTGGTCGGGCTCATGTCCAACGGCGTCAGGGTAGACGTCGTCACGGTGGCCGCGTTTGCGGTGACTGCCGCGATGACATCCGTACCCGAACCGTCGTCGCTCCCGTCAATGAACGAGAACGTCCGGAAGTTCGTTGCCCTGCCCGTCATCGCCCCCTCGAACTGCACTTCGATTGACTCGATATTACAGGTCACGGGCGCACGCCAGACCCCGAGCGTCACCGTTGCCGTATCAGATGAGGCTGTGCCAGGGGTGTAGACCGTGGCGAAGTGCGTGCCGGGCAAACTGTAGAGTTGCTGTTTCGCCATTGTTAGACCGCCTTGAATGCAATCTGGACAACGCTGCGCGGCACGACTGCCGCAAGGCCCGAGCCGACCTTCGCGTTAGAGTAGACCAGGATGTCGCCCTCATCGAGCTTGTAGGGAGTGGTCGGGCTCATGTCCACGGGGGCAGTCACGGCGGCGTTTATGCCAGACGTATACGCCTTGCTCGACCCCGTCAACGTGGCCGTCCCCGCCCCGTCAGTTCCGCCATCAATGAACGACAGCGTTCGGGAGTTACTGTTGGCTCCCGTGATTGCCGAGTCGAAGAACTGATAGATGTTCACGATCTCGCAGTCGCAGGGCGCCTTCCATATTCCGTACGTCGCGGTGGACTCCGTGGCGTGTCCGCCGACCTTCGTCTGCGTCGTTGCCTGGTGAAGCCCCGGTATCGAATAGAGTTGCTGTTTAGCCATAGATCACCTCATAAGGTTGCCCCGGGGGGGAGAGCCCCCCCCGGGGCAAGGAACGGGCCGTGTTAGTTGGCTACGTCCGAGTAGTCCCAAGCCAGGGGCTCGAGGTACACGAAGCCGTAGATGAACCTGATCTTGTAGGTCAGGGCATCCTTCGTGAACTCGTCACGGGTGAAGATGTCCGGCTCCTGCCGTCCCTGGTAGAAACCCACCTCAAGCGTTGGAGCGCTGCGGGGGTCAGCAACGAGAGCCCAGGAGTTCGTATCCGTGAACCACTCAACGCACAGAACGTCGTAACCGAACTGCCGGAAGAAGTTCGGCTCCGTGGAGTTGTTCTGCCCGGCGGTGCCGCCGGTAACGCTCACCTCCGACTCCGCGAGCTTCCACGCGGTCTGCTGGAGGGTCGGGGAAACGATGATGATCTTCGGCACGATTGCGCCGGGGTCCATCTTCACACTGGACACCGTGTTCCCGTACGTCGCCCGCTTGAGCATGTTGATGCGGCGCACGTCGAGTTGCGCCGCCGACAGCGCGGTGGTTGCCAGGTTCCCGGACGCGCCCGTTGCAGCGTCGCCGCCGCGCAGAGCGCTGTTTGTGTGGAACAGTTTCGTGCTGTCACCCATTGTCGGGTTGAATCCAGCCGCAGCCTGGTCAATCGGGGCCAGGATGTCGCGGTTCAGGGTGATGCGCGCCGCCTTGCCCATGTCGCGCGGGATGCGCCGGATCGCGCCGACGTCGTCGTTGGCGATAGCCTCCAGTGTGATTTGATACAGGTTGCCGCGCTTGGAAATCGCGTAGCTCTCAGCATCGTCCCCGGGGTTCGCGAGCTCCTGATACGTGCCGTTCTCCGTCACGGTCGAGAGAACCCCGAAGCCGCCCTGATGCAGCCGGTAGTTCGTCCGGAAGTCGCTGATGCTGGTGATGTCGGAAGCCAGCGCGCGCCAGTGCTGATCCGCGCCCGAGTTGAATTCGCGGATAACGGCCCTGTGCATCGTGCTCGCGAAGATGCTCGCCCAATCGCTCGTGAGCAGAGTTTCCCGCGCCGAGTCGTAGCCGCGGATCTGCGTGTCCGCCAGAATCTCGAACCCGCTCGTCAGGTAGTCCTTGCCGGGGTTGCACTTGAAGTAGGCTTCCTTGAAGCTGCGGAACGGCTGAACGTCGTTCTCTTTCTGCCCCGTGAAAAGCCCGAGCAGGGCGTCGCCCCGCTTGTCCCAGTCCTCGCGGCCAACCTCGACCTGACCGCCGTTCTCGCGGACCTTTCCGCTCTCGGTGAGCCTGTCAATCGCCGCCTTGGTCTCGGTAATCCGAGTCTCCAGTTCGGCCATCTCGAACGCCCGGCCCGCGAAGTCCTTGCGCACGAGCGCGTCAAAATCCGCAGGAAGCCGCGCCTCGGTAAGCCGCCGCTCAAGCTGAATGCCTGCAAGCTCGATAGCCGCCTGCTCACGCAGAGAACGGGCTTTCGCAAGCTCGCTCTCCATCGCCTTGTTGTCAATGGGGGGTGCCGTGGTGGGCGCAGTCTCTTGCTGGGTCTGCACGACCGTTTCGGCGTCCCTGATATCGTCTGCCATGGTTTGCTCCTCGTACTGCGTCCACCAGGAGTCGGTGACGCTCTCGAATAGCCGCCCTCCGGCGGCGGGGTTGACCACTACGTCAACACTGTTCATAGGGTCTCTGCGAAACGACGTGACCTCGCGCACGAGTTCGCCGTTCTGGCGCTTCACCCTAAACTCTGCTGCCATGTCAATAGACAGCCCTATAAGGTCGCCCGTAGCACGCGCCGCTTCGATAACCTCGCGCGTCGCGGGCAAAATCCGCATATCCGCTTTGAGTGCGTTAGACTCATATCGGACGTTCGTCCACGTCCCGGCAATGTTCCGTGGATCGCTCTTGCCGCCCACGTCCGGCCGGCCACCGGGCGCTACCTGATGCCCGAAGTAAGCGGGAAGCCCCTCAAAGGCGCTCGTGCTTGCCGCAAGCAAGCCTTCCTGGTAGTGCGTGCGGTTCTTGGACACGCCCGCCCTTATCAGCGTCGCGCCGGTGAGAAGGCCATCTTCGGCCGCAAGTCCCTCCAACACAACAGTCTCATTTATGCGCGCCATCTGCGGCGCCTCAAGCTCGTTGTCCGTCATTCTGTTTCCTCCGCGTCTTCAGGCTTGCTGGCGTCTTCCTCTGGCTTGTTCTGGCCGCCCTGTTGCGACAGGAAGTAAGCCGCCATGATAGCGTCGTCGCGCTTCTGCTCCTCGACAAGTTCCTCGATGTTGTTGGGCATGGGCATATCGGAAACCTGGTAGATAAGCCGCCTTGCCGTGGTCATGTCCATGAGCCCGCTGTGAACGGCGGCAATTGTCGCCGGAACGAGCTTTGCAACCGCATTTCCGAGAAGGTCGTTGTTCTGCGGGGTAAGGTCCGACAGCGTCAGCGTGATATTGCCAACGTCCTTGCCGGAAGGTCTCCACACCCCCGCCGCAACGAACAGGTCGCGCTGCAGCGTGAGCATGTGCATGATTCGCGCGCCGAACTCAGCCTGAAGCCCCTCAAGGAACTTAATTGTCGGGCTGCTGCTCGACTCCGCCGTCGTGCGGTTTACGTCAGCCTCGGCCCCGATCCAGTGCGCGGGAAGGCTGGCCGTGTGCCCGATATATTTCAGAAGCGCGTGAAAATCGTCTATTGCGTCGCTTGCACCAAGGGTGGGGGACACAGCCTTCAGTTCCGCGGCATCGTTGTGGACGTAGGTCCCGCCATGAGGCATTCCCCCCGCCTCTAGCGCCGAACTCTGCTCGCGCACCATCTCACCGGTTGCGTTCTTGAGCGTGAGGTCCCAGCTCCATGCGTTCGCAAAGGTGGCCCGCATCATCCGCTCGGACAGCCAGCGCTCCGCCTTCTGTATCCAGTAGAAAGCCGGGGCAAGCACAGGGCGCCCCCTTCCGGCCGCGCGCCACTGGTAGGGGTAGTAGAGCAACATGTTCTGCCCCTCAGCGACCTGCTCCGCCGTTGTCTCCGGTCCAATTACCGTCCACGTCCGGTCGTCGAGGCCATGCCGCGACTCGGTCACGGATAAGGCGACACGGCTATTGTCAGGATCGAACCGGACCGTCTTGATGTTGCGCGGGTGCAGATACCCAAGCCGCATCAGCCCTTGCTGCTCAGAAACGAAAACGGGCAGGAACAGTTCTCCGTACACCAGCCACTCACGGCAGAGCTTGGGCAGATAGCTGTCCATCTCGTTCGTTGGGTCTGTCCAGAACTGCGACAGCAGCTTGTCGAGCTGGGCGTTATCGCTATCGTAGGTGATTGCCCTACCTACGATATGGGATGCGAGCGAATCAATCAACTTCCGCGCGACAGGCGAGTTCTCCGCGAAATGCTGCGCCAGTTGGAGTTCGACGTCAATCTGGCGCGGGGACAGCTCCGATGCGGGATCGAGGCTCCCTATCCGCTGCCACTCGCGGTCTTCTTCAATCAGGCTCGTGAGCGCGTCAGACGACTCCCGCATCCGCGCAAGTTCCGCCACAACGCCGCTTTCCTGCGGAACCACGCGGCCAGCACTTGCGCGACCCGTCAGAGCACCCCATGCCTCAGTAAACCTGCTCATGCCGCGGCCACCGTCTCCTCGTCAGGGTTCGCAAACAGATATCCCGCCTTCATACACCAGACATAGACAGTGCCTTCGTCCAGGTAGAACGTGCAGCTTCCAGCGGCATTCGTATAGAGCGGTCCGCCAATGACAACGCGACCCTCTTCGTCACTCGTGACCCACACGCGACAGTCGGGGATAGGGTCAGAAGAACCTTCTTCTGTAAGGCTGTATTGCCATTCGACAGCGCCTGTCCCCGCAACGCTGGCGCCCGTGTATCTGTTCTCGATGCTGAACTGCGCGAGCACCGTCCCCGCGACTGACGTGCCGTCCACCGTGCCTGTAGTTATAACTATGGTGTAATCGTGGCCAGGGATGATAACATCGTCGTTGGTACCGGCCAGCTTGAGATAGACACTCGTGCGTCCAGTCGCTTCTTGACCCCACAATAGGCTGTCAAACTCTAGAGAAAG